TCAATTCCCAACTGCTGTTTTTCTTCGTCCATCTTACCTCTCTCCTCCTTGAGTTCCCTTGCGGGAGTACCCAAATTTGCAATTCCTTTAATACAAATAAAGGGTAACTGCTATAGTTTTTGTTCAAGTATTATTTAAAATAAAATCTATTATCCGACAACACCTCCTTTGATAATCTTCTGTTTAGCCTTCTGATACATCTGTCTAATACTGTCTGCTCTTATCTCGCCGTCATCAAATCTCTTATACTGCCTAAAGTCTTTAGGATACTGCTCACCATAAAAGACTTTTCTTAACTTCTTCGACTGCTTTCCATTCAAGCTAATATCTCCTCCCTAAAAATGCCATATTCTCTTTTATAGACCTAAAAGTAGTTCTTTCTTCCTCGTGTGAGACCTCTTTACCCTCTTTGATGATATTACTTGGTAAATCTATCCACTCGCATATCTGGTTATAAATCATTTGTGCCGCCCTTAACTCATCTTTCGCAAGGCTCTCGTTGATTAAAGCCTTAAACGCTTCCTCTTTAATTCTCTCCCACTCTTCCTGTAAAATCTTATAACCTCTCTCTTTCAAGAGTTTGCTTATGCCTACTGCTCTTTCTATACGAAAATCTTTATTTTCTTGAGACAACTTTTTATCTTTCATTCTTTGCTTGCCTCCTGTCTTAACATTTCAGTATCAAATCCCTTTTTCTCCGCTTCTTCTACATTAGCCTGAGCCTTCTCCTGCTCAACCATACGTAAGGCTTCCGCCTGCACCTCTGCCTGCCAATTCTTTATCTCCTCAACTGTCGGCACAAGGCTCTCGGGGTTTTGTATACCAGCCTTTCTAAACAGCTCTATAATAGCGTCTCTTGTCTTTGTCGGCACTTGCTGAAAAAGAGGGTGGTTCATAGAGACATCGTAGATAAGCTGTGCCTTTGTAAGCTCAACGTTAATATCATCTTTTGTAGCCGTCATCACAATGTTAAACTGCTGATTTATAGCGTCAAAGTTATCTACACTTAAAGGGTTATCCGGTATATCAAGAATTTGCTCAACCCAAGACTTTACTTCCTCATCGGAAGCCTGACCCCAATACTGCTGATATAATGCAAATCTCTGTCTGAATATCTCCGCCACGCTTAGTGAAATCCACTTGGTAAAGTTCCTAAAGCCGATATTGCTCTCTTTAATCAATGCCATAATGCCTGTCGCAGTAGGCTTTTTATTCGTCTCCGACTCTGAGCCGACGTTGTAATCACTGACATTGCTTCTCTGCTGGGCATAGTTTTGTAAGATAATCTCTTCTTCTTTTGACTCGCCTTCATATTTAGGAGGCTGGGTAAATCTAATAGAACCTTCGCTTATATCTTTTAACCTCCAATGCCTGCCTACACCTCTTTTATGAATAGCCGGATTATAACCGCTTGCTTTAGTGTGCATTAAGATAGGTTCGTTGTAGTATGAGCCTCTGTCTACACGCTGATTATGAACAGCGTCTATCTCTCCCTTTGTATCATAAAGCATTTCAGGTATGCCTACACCGAAAGGGTGATTATGTAAAGGTTTAATATATCCTGGAATAATCGGGCATCTGCCGTGCTTGTATGGATATTTCTCCCAGCCAAACAATAAATCCTGCTGAACATTAACGATAGCAACCACCTTTTCTTCAAGCCCATCACCGTCAACATCATAATTAACATAGACTTCAAAACATTCTACTTTCTTTGTCTTTGAGGCAAATTTAGCTAATTGTTCTTTCCGCTTATCGTCTCCCTCTTTAGCCTGTTCTTCATCTAATCCCTTTATCTTTATCTTATCAAGGCGTTTATAAAGCTCTTTCTTATCGTCCTTGAGCTGTCTGCGTAAGTAATCCTTTGTCCTCCAGACACGCACCGCAATTAAGGAATTATCCCAAGCGTCTTCAATAGACTCCGAGCTTGAGGGGAATAATACATCTTTAATATCAAGGGTTAGAATATCAGGGTTATACTTCTTCCATGCTGGCTTTTTCTCTACAATGTCCTCTCTTATCTCAAAAGGCACTCTTGCTTGTGTAAATAAGTCTGTATTATGCTGTGTAACGTCTATCCTCTTGCCTGTATTCGGGTCTCTGGCTATCTCTCCATTGACAATGTAAGCCACAATATCTTTCTGTTCCATCTCTCGTTCTATATTCATAAAGCTCTTTGTAAATCCCGTGCCACTCCAAACAGCGTTTTGAATAAAGAACCATATCTCTTTGGCTATTTCAGGGTGGGTATCTAAATCCCAGTTAAGAAATGCTTTAATTGTATCTCTGTGTTGAGCCGCGGTTTTATTCATAGCCTTAACTTCTATAGGCGGGTTAATGCCGAATATACTCTCACTTATGCGGGGGATAACAGCATCGGCTTTAGTAGACGAGATAGGCACAGAGAAATTACTGCAATTTCCACACCAACAAGCAATTCCATTCCTGCGGACATATAAAGTATGATATGGAGTAGTTACACAATAAGCATAGTTATTATATTTTACGATTTTTCTTTTTAATCTTCCAACCCTTGCATTTCGTGTAGATAATATTCCCAACACATAACTTATTTTTTTAGTTATGCAGGGCTTCCCTCTGATTGTTCCACCCTTGCCCCTTCTATCGCGCTTCCTAATAACAGCTCTTAATCCTACTTTTTGAACTAACTCCTGAATATTGTCCGCTAATCGTTTTGACGTAGTATAATAAGTTGTTCCGCCATGGGAAATACAACCATCGCCATCTATTAAACTATTCAACAAGCAAACCAAATACTTTTTATCTAAATTAAGATATTTTTGAGGAATAAACTTATCAGAACATTTTCCCAGTTCTCTCAATTCTTTTATTGCTTCTTTAGGAAAACCTTTTGTTCTCACGAGATATTCTTGCGTATAATATTTATATTCTAAATTCATCCTATTAAATAAATTCTCAAGTTGTTTGCATTTTTCAGGATTTGTTTTTTGGGATTGACTGATACCAATATAAGTCTGTCTTTCGTTTTTAACTATACGCTTTCCTTCTTTCCTTCCCTTTGGAGTAATTCTCGAATATCCTTCTGAAATATACCAACCAAGAAAACTCATCCAATCGTGAGTATCAAATCCATATATTTTATCAATTTTCTCACCTTGCCAAGTTGAGGTTAGTGGAATTCTTAAATGCTTTCCGTTAATTTTTAATAACTTATTAGCTTTAGTAAATTTTATCTTATCCACACCAACATCATCAAGATACACATTGTGGTCTGGTGATACCAATAAATTGGCGGGTCTGCTTGTAAATTCTATCATTTCTTTATAATAGTTTTTTACGGTGTCAGTAACAGGCATATACTCCGCTTGCCCATTTAAAGCACGAGAATAAACTTTATCTGTTAATTTAATATCAGCAATTCCAACCCAGCCCTTATCGGTTAAAGCTTCTGTATCTGGTGAATAACACCCTTTAAAAGGGAAAGTCTTTTCATTCTTCATATCGCGCCAGTCATTCCACCACGTATCAACTAAAGCGTCAAATGCCTTGCGCTCACTTATCGCCTCTTTAATGGTTTGACAAATAAAAGCTGTGAAATCCTCTTCTTTAAAAGCGTGTTCTTCCTGATTAAGTAATTCAGCCATCAATACCCCCTTACACCTTCAATCTGTTTCTCAAATTCCCTATCGGCTTTTAACTCTTTATGCATCTCTTCTCTGGTAGGTTCTTCGGCGTGGACATACTTACGCACCTGTAAAGCTATTAACCATGCTATCACTAAATCATCGTGAGAGCCGTCTTGAGCTCCCGTTGTGCCATCTGCAAACCTGATAAATGTCATTAGTTCGGAGATTAAATCGGGAGAATGAACCAATGCCTCCGCCTCTCTAATCATCTTATCGCCCTCTGCCACCATTAAAGGTTTGGTCTTTGAGCTTGTAATCCAGCCGAGCTTTCTCTTTCTAACCTGTGTATTCTCGGCAAAACTCTCCATATAATAGAGGTTAAAATATATCTTCTTTAACTCCTGCAAGACCGCTATGCCGTGATTATTGCGTTCTATTCCTGCCATACAGCTATGGTAATAAGTGCATAACCTTGATATTTCTTCCGCAAAGACGTTAGGTTCGTAGTGACAACGTAATTCAGCCACCTGTTCTAATGTCTTAGCATTTAATATCTGTCCGGTAGAATAATCTCCCGTTTCAAGCCCTTCTGCAATATCAAACCCCGATGTAAAAATCTCTCCCCTTTGAGGGTGTTTAAATATTCTAACAATGCCTTTAGGGTCTCTCTGGCAGATAATTGACTTCTTAACCTTGCTTAAATAACACCTCTCGCCCTCTTTCATAGAGATTTCCTGCATAGACTTGAGGCAAGTTATATTAAACCTGCAATTCCCTGATACTAAAAACGCCTCTATATCGGTTCTGGGATAGTTTTCATTGACGTGGTCTTCACCGTGGTCAATAACCAACTGGTCTCTCTTCTCTTTAATAAAGGTGGGGTCGTCCCAACAAGAGAAGAAGAAAGAGCGCCAAGATGTCTCTCCCGTCTTACCCTTAGCGTATAATTGCTGAAACTGTCCATATCCTTCGGCAGTAGAGACCAATATAAGCTGCCCCCCCGCTTTTTCAAGAGCCGGTTCAACATTCTTTAACACTTCGTCTAATGTAATATGAGAGGTCTTTGTATTGATTTTAGCCGCCTCATCTATAATCACCCTATCAGCCGTATAACCTGCGCCCTTTCTGGCTGAAAGAGATAGTATACGAGAACCGTTCTTAAACTCCATCTTCTCCATCGGGTGTTCTTCTGCGATAAGAGGGCTTGCAAGGCGGACACTTTTAGGCAAGGCGTAATACATACCCGATACCCTGCGTAAGTATTCCTTTGCATCATCACCTGTTTTAGAAAGAACCAATACGAGAAAG